TGAACAGGTACTTTATATTACTGATAATCAAGATGTTGTCGGAGGATTAACTACAAATGCAACGTATTTTGCTTCTGTTGTTGGGTCTGGTGGAACTACAATAAGACTTCATACTGATGAGGCTGGTGCTCTTGCAGGAATTAATACAGTTGAACTTACCTCTCGTGGTGATGGAGTACAGCATATAAGATCTTATCAAACAAAATCTTTAATTGAATCTATTAATGTAATTTCAGGTGGAAGTGGATATGAGAATAAAAAGAGAACAGTTCAACCTGCAGGTATTACCACATCTTTAAACCAAATAAAGATTGTAAATCATGATTATAAAGATGGAGAAATTGTAAATTATACATGCACAGGAACTCCTATTACTGGATTAACAACTGCTACAGATTATTATGTTTGTTTAGTTGATAAAGATAATTTTAAATTAGCAAGTGTTGGTATTGGAACCACTACTAAAGATTTCTATTATAGAACAAATCAACATCTTGATTTCACTTATATTGGTGTAGGAACCCATCAGTTTAATTATCCACCTATTAGTGTAACTTTAACTGGAGAAGTTGGAGTAACATCAGTAGGAAAGGATACTTTTGACGCTAAAATTCAACCAATATTCAGAGGAGAAGTAACATCCATCCATTTAGCAGATAATGGTGTAGGTTATGGTTCATCTGAAATTATTAATTTTAATAGAGAACCTGATGTAACCCTATCTTCTGGAGTTGATGGTCAAGTACAACCTATTGTACATGGTGGAAAAATCACTGAAGTTATTGTAGAAAATAAAGGTCAAGATTATATTGCTCCTCCAATTTTATCAATAAATGGTGATGGAGCAGGTTGTGTAATTACTCCTATTTTAAAGACTGTTGGAATTGGAACAAGTGCCACATATCTTTTAGAAGAAGTTAAAGTTATTAAAACTGGATCTGGATATACAAAAGAAGATACATCAATAGATGTTATTTCACCAGGATCTGACGTAAAACTTCGTTCTAATATTCAACAATGGACTGTAAATTTATTTGAAAAGTATTATCAAGGTGAACAGGTAACCTCTGATGATGGAATTTTGGTAAATGGATTAAATAAAGATTTTGGTTTGCAATATACACATTTATATGCTCCAAGAAAACTTAGAGAATCTCTTTATGCAACTAATCAGGAAGGAACATCTCTATATGGACAACCAGATTTAAAGAGAGTTAATGGTCAAGAAATTGAATCTACAGACCATTCTCCAATCATTGGATGGGCATATGATGGTAATCCAATATATGGTCCTTATGGATATGTTAAAAAAGAAGGTGGTTCTGTAACCCAAATGAAATCTGGATATGTTGAAGAAGCAGCTTCCAAATTAAATAGACCTCCTTTAACTGTTTTTGGACCAGGATTCTTTGTTGAAGATTATACATTTAAAGAAGTAACTGATGAAACTGTATTAGATCAGAATAATGGAAGATTCTGTATAACTCCACAATTCCCTAATGGTGTCTATGCATATTTTGCGACTATTAATGATAGTGGTGCTGAACAGGGAGGACAATTTAATAGTTATAAATTACCTGTATTCCCATATCTATTAGGAGATAATTATCAGTCAACTCCTGAAGAATTTAATTTTACACAATATTCAAATCAAGATGATTATATAATAACTGATGAACTTGATTGGTATAGAAATACTGCACCTTACAATTTGATTGAGGGTGATATTACATATCCTTATCTTTCCATACCAGATAATTTATCTCAAACTTTAGATATTAAAGGAACTAAACCAGGACATATTGAAAGTATTGGAATTACTACTGGTGGAAAAAATTATAAAATTGCAGATAAGATAGTATTTAATAATGAAGGAACGAGTGGAAGTAAAGCTGCTGCTACTGTTTCAAAGTTAGTAGGTAAATCTGTTAGTAGTGTAAGTGTTGCTACTAGCACTGTAACCAATTTAGAGTTTTATCCAGGTCCACAACAAGGTCAATATACAGTTTTATCATCTGAACCATATAATTGGACTAATAATGATATAGTCAATGTTACTGGATTATCAACAACCTCTTCAGATATTGAGGGAACATATAATGTTGGTATTACTTCTAATAAGTTATTTTTAGCAGGGGTAGGAACTACTGCAGTTGCTATTGGTACTGATGGTGCTACTGGAATAGTTACACACCTAAGTGTTTGGGGTAATTTAACATTCCCAACTATTAGATCGAATGACATTCTTGGAGTAGGAACAGAACAAGTAAAAGTATTAAATGTGGAACCACATTTATCAAGAATTAGAGTTCTTAGAGCAGTTAATGGTGTAACAGGAGTTTCTCATACTATTACGACTGAACTTCTTGAAGATCCTAGAAAACTTACGGTTAATCCTGGAGTTACTACAGATTATGAATATCGTCAAAATAAACAAATTTATTTTGAACCTAAAGAATCTGTTGGTGTAGGAACCCTCTCTGCTGTTGGAATGGGAAGCACTCTCGTATTCTCTAATCCTGGTGTTGGTTTAACTGAATTATTTGTTTATCCAAAGGAGATGTATCTTCCTAATCATGATTTAAAAACTGGTGACAAGTTAACATATTCTCCTGGTAATGGAGCAGCTATTACTATTTGGGAAGATGGTAAAGCTGGAACAGGAATAAAAACATTGGTTGATGGTCAAACTCTTTTTGCTGCAGTTAAAGATACTAACATAATTGGTTTATCCACTTGTAGGGTAGGTTTAGGTACTACAGGTACTTTTGTGGGCATTGCAAGCACACAGAGAGACTCTACAACGTTCTTCTTTGCAGGAATAGGAACTGGAGTATACCATAGTCTTAAAACAAATTATGAGGTAATTACAGGAGAGGTTAATAGAGTTAGAGTAACTGTTTCTACAGGAGAAACTCATGGGTTATTAAATAATGATCACGTTTATATGAATGTAAGTCCAGGTATATCTACAAATATTGTTGTTAAGTATAATGATTATAATAGAAAGATATTAATTGATCCAAAATCATTTACATCATCAGGAATAAACACTACAACTAATGCCATAACAATAACGAATCATGGTTATAGTACAGGTGATAAAATTATTCATACTGTAGGAGTAGCATCTGCTATACCTGGTGGTTTAGTTGATAATGGAACATATTATATTGTTAAAGTTGATGATGATACAATAAAATTATCAAACACACAATATGATTCTACTGAAAAAATACCATCAATAGTTGGGATTACCAGTGCTGGTGATGGTGGAATAATTAATCCAATAAATCCTCCAATTAAATTATATAAAGATTGTACTGCAGTATTTGACGTATCTGACTCTTCTTTATCATATGTTAATCAGTCAACAGATTATTCAGCTTTTAAATTAACTTTTTATAGAGATCAAAACTTTACTAAAATTTGGGATACTTCTACATTAACTAAAGATTTTAATGTTGTAAGAAATGGAGCACCTGGAATAACAACTAATGCTAATGTTACTTTAACAGTAACGAAAGATATTCCTAATGAATTATATTATAAATTGGATCCAATTTATGATAGCAATCTTCCTGATGTTAAAAAAGAAGTTACTGTAGATAAAGAAGTTGTTTCTGCCAATCAAGTAACAATGGTTGATAGTTTATATAATGGTAAACATAAAGTTAGCATAGCTGCTACTAATCAGTTTAGATATACTTTACCAGTTCTCCCAGAAAAGGATTCTTATGGATCATTGTCTGATTTAAGTTATGAAACTGATAGTTTAAATGCTTCTGGTGCAATATCTAATTTTGAAATAAAAAATCCAGGAAATAATTATTATGCACTTCCAGGTATCAATACAATTAATAGTGTAGATGGAAGTGATGCTATTGTTGAAGGTATAAGCACATCCATAGGAAAAATCAGGACTGTAAAATTAAGAGAGATAGGATATAATTTCCCATCTGATCCTACTTTGATGCCTAGTGCTTCATTACCTCAAGTAATTCAACTTGATGCTCTTAAGTCTGTGGAATCAGTTGGAGTTACTTCATTTGGTAAGGGTTATATTTCTTCACCACAGTTAATAGTTATTGATGGATTTACAAATAAACCAGTTTTTGATCTTGATTTGAAATATGAATTAGGTAATCCTAATGTAGAAATTTTAAAGAATACATCTGGTATTCACGATACTCCACCTGATGTTATTCCAACTAAGAACTCTAATGGTGTTGGTATTGCTACTGTTGGATTTAATACTGTTAGTAAAAATGTAACTGTTACTCTTGCTACTGGATTTAGCACTGCTAATAGTTTCCCATTTGAAGTTGGTGATAAAGTATTTGTTGAAGGTATTAGTGTTGGTTTGGGAACAACAGCAAGAGGATATAATTCATCAGAATATGATTATAAACTTTTTGATCTTACTGAAGTTGATGAAAATCTAGGTGGTATTGGAAGTGTTACTTATAACCTTACTGACTTCTTTGGAGATTTAGCTCCTGAACTGACACCAGGAACTTATGATTTTGTCAATTCTGCAGGAAGAATTGTTGCTCAAAAGACTTTCCCAAGATTTACTGTTAATCTTACAAAATCTAATGATTATGTTACAGGAGAAACTGTTACTGGATCTATTAGTAGTACTACGGGTGAAGTTCAATACTGGGAACCAAATACAGGTATTTTAAGAGTTTCTGCTCAAAAAGATTTTGTTATTAATGATATTATAGTTGGAGGTGCTTCTGGAACTCAAGGAACTGCTACATCAATAAAATCATTTGATGCATATCTTAAATTAGATGCTACTGCAAGAGTAGAAGGTGGTTGGGAGACAGAATCTGGATTCTTTAATAGAACACTTCAAAGATTCCAAGATAGTGATTATTATCAAAATTTATCCTACTCATTAAGCTCGAGAGTAGATATGGAAGTTTGGGATGATCCTGTATCTACCTTAAATCATACTATTGGATTTAAGAAATTTAGTGATTATCAATTGGAGTCAACTCCTGACCAAAAAGATTCTCTAGTAGTTGGTTTATCTACTGAATTATCTGCTTATACGGTTGTTAATGATTTACAGTCATCTGTAAATATGCATACTGTTTTTGATTTTGATCTAGCATCTGAAAATAATTTAACTATTGGTTCTGATACAGTTTCTAATGAAATAACCTTCTCAAGTAGAATTTTACAAGATTTCCAAGAATCTATTGGTAACAGAGCAGTTTCAATTGATGATTTTAGTGGAACATTTAATAGTAATCCAAGATCTACTAGATTTACAACTGTTGCTTCTTGGACTTTGGCAGAAAGAAGAGCATTGAAGTATTTCCTTTATGTTAAAGATAAGAGATTTACTGCTCAGAGGCAATTGACTATTGTTGACATTGTTCATGATAATAATTTTGGATATCTTAATCAATATGGAAAAATAGATACGGTTTATGACCAAGGTGATTTTGATTTTGCAATTTCTGGTAGTTTGGGTGAATTAAGATGGTATCCTGTAAAATATTCTGTTAATGATTATTGGATTGCTAGTCTTTCCTTCAATTTGGATGATAATGCTCTAAGCACTGGTAGCACTGTTGTTGGTCCTTCTATTGTTGATACAGAAAGTGTAGCAATTGGTGTTGGTATAGGAACTACAACAATTGTAGGTATTGCAAGCACTTATAGATCTGCTCATGTAATAGTATCAATTAATCCTGATATCAATTACGAAGAATTTGAATATAATCAATTTAATATTATTCATAATGGAACAGATGTTGAAGTAATGGAATATGGTCGATTATCGACAAATATAACTGAAGGATACGTGTCTCGTACTGGTATGGGAACTTATCATGGATATATTGAAGATGATCTATTAAAGCTTGATTTCTATCCAAATTCTGGTGTTGGTATTGGTACTACTGGTGCTATTAACACTATGTTAGTTGGAATGGCATCTTCCGAATATAGTGGAATATCAACAGTAGAATTGAAACATTGTATTCTTGAATCTAGATGCACTGGTATTGGTTCTACAACATCTCCAATTGAAAATGTTATAGCAGAATATCCACCTGACTATCAGGCTGCATATGCTTATGTTCAGATTACTGATTGTACTAATAAGGCATATCAAATGTCTGAATTCCTTTGTGTTAATGATTTTGTTGAAGATGAAGCACAAGAAAGTTATGATGTTCAATTTGGTGATGTATATTCTGGTAATGCTGGTTTAGGAACAATTGGAAGTAGAGTTTCAGCTGCTGGAACAATGTCTATCGTATTTACTCCTAATCCAAGTATGGATGTTCAAACAAATGTATGGAGTAATGTATTAAAGATTGAAGATGATCTTAAAGATACAATTGACTTTGATAATGGTGCAATAGAATCTGGTTTTGGTGATTATGAGGGAACTGACCGTGCTGTTAAGAGACAATTTGAATTAAAGCACAGAACAGACACTATTTTTGAAAAACCATTTGTTGGTGAAGATAGTCGTATTGTAGATGTAACTAATAACGTTATTATTCTACCCAACCACTTCTTTGTTACTGGAGAAAAACTTCTATACAACCATGCTGGTGCTGGTAAGACAATGGCAGTTGGTATTGCTACTACTAATGGATTTGTCGGAGTTGGAACCACTAATAAATTGCCTGGAACCTTCTATGCAGTTAAGATAGACGATGACTCAATTAAGATAGCAGAGACTGCTGAGAAGGCATTGAAGACCGTTCCAGAGGTCGTAGATATTAGTAGTGTAGGTATAGGAACATCACATAGATTTAATGCTGTTAATCAAAATGCAAAATTAATGGTGTCGATTGATAATGTTATTCAGTCCCCAATTGTTGCAACAGCAGTTACTTCTCACTTAACTTCACAAGTTTTAACGACTGATGAGTTTATTAATCTTGCAGGAATTACTTCCATCTTTGGTGGTGATTTAGTTAAGGTTGGTGATGAGATAATGAGAGTAGATGGTGTTGGTATAGGTCTTACTAATAGAATACAAGTCAGAAGACCTTGGATGGGTACAGCACTTGCTGGATATAGTACTGCTACTGTAGTTACTAAAGTAGTTGGTAATTATAATATTGTTGATAATACAATTAACTTTGTTGCTGCTCCTAGTGGTAATGTTCCTTTAAGTACAAGCACAAATCCACCAGATTCAAGAGATTGGGTTGGTATTTCTACTGGATCTAGTTTTGATGGAAGAATGTTTATGAGATCGGGTGTTCCTGATACTCCTTATGAAACATATTATAGAAACTATGTGTTTGATAGTCTTTCTGATCAGTTTACAGGACAAAAAGCAGACTTCACTCTTAAGTCCGATGCAGGAAATGTTGCTGGATTAACTACTGATAATGCAATTATTCTTGTTAATGATGTATTCCAAACTCCTGGTCCATTAAACAATTATACTTTAGCTCAAACAACGACTGGTATTACCACTATATCCTTTACTGGTACAGGTAGTTCTGTTTCTGCAGATCCTAATGTAGGAACACTTCCTTTAGGTGGTGCTATTGTTTCAGTTGCTTCTACTGAGGGATTTGGTTATCAACCATTGGTAGCAGCAGGTGGTACTGCAGTTGTTTCTACTGCAGGTACTGTGGAGTCTGTAAGTATTGCAAATACAGGTTCTGGTTATAGAATCGGTGTTCAAAATGTATGTAATGTTGCTATTCAAACTTCAAAATTACCAGGAACTAGTATAATTGGAATTGGTACTGCTATTATTGCAGAACGTGGATTTATTAGTGGTATTGCTATTACCAATCCATATGTCTTCAATATACCTCTATTTGTATCAAATGTGGGATATGATACTGCTACTGGATTAACTACAGTTACTACATCCAGTGCTCATGGATTCTCAGTGGGTGAAGAAGCAGATATAACTGGTATTGCATTTACATGTCTATCAGTTGGTCCAAAGACTATAAGTAATTTTGTTTATACTAAAGCAACTGGTATTGCAACAGTTACTACATCTGGTGCTCATGGTTTTGTTGCTAATCAGGATATCGTATTAACAGGATTAGCAATAACTGAAGGTAGTAGCAATATTACATACCCAAGAACATCGGATCCATATTATACAGGTTCTAGAATTAGTTCTGTGCCAAACACAACTAGTTTTGTTGTTCAAGTTGGTACAAGTAGCACTGCACTTCAATATACATCTGGTGGTACTGCTCAGTTAATTAAGTTACCTACTAATTTCCCTGTTGATAGCACACCAGTTACTCGTGTTATAGATACAACCTCTTTTGCCTTTGATGCTGGAATATCTACACAAACCAACCTTTATAACAGAGGTGGTGTTGTTAGAAGACCACTTAAAGTTATTGTTGATAGTCCATTATCTTATAGTGGTATTGCTTTAACTTATTCCTCCGATAGTCCTACTGGAGTTGGAACAGGAGGTATTGTTGATGTTGTTGTTGGGCAAGGATCAAGTATAATCAGTTTCAGAATTACTAACACTGGAAGTGGTTATGGTAATGATGAAATTTTAACTTTACCTATCGGAGGTCCTACTGGTATTCCTACTGATCCAACTAAGACATATAGAGAATTCCAACTTACTCTTGATCCATGTTTCTATGATGAATTTACTGGTTGGTCTGTTGGTGAATTAGAAACAGTAGATAATGTTGAAAAATTTATTACTGGAACTAGAAAAGATTTCCCATTAGAACTTAATGGAGAAACATTGACAATTAGAGGTAGAAAAGGTTCTAAGATTATTGAACAAGATCTTCTATTAGTATTTGTGAATGATGTTCCTCAAGTTCCTGGTGAGGGTTATACCTTCCCAGGTGGTAGTAATATTACATTTACTGAAGCACCTAAAGAGGGTGATAGTATACAGATAATATTCTATAAAGGAACTGGATCTCAAGACGTTGTTGAGAGAAGAGTTTTAGAGACTGTTAAACCTGGTGATGATTTACAAATAGGACATTTAGAATCTCAAGATTTCTGGTTAAGTGAAGCAGTTAGAGTTCCACTTAGTGTTGACTCTACTGATCGTGTTTCTACTCCTCCATATTATGGACCAGGAAATACTGCAGATCCTCTCTTAGAAAGACCTATTAAATGGACTAGACAGACTGAAGATAAGATTATTAATCAGATAGGTGTAGGAAAAGATAGAGAAATCTATGAACCTGTTATCAATCCATATTCTCCTATTATTAAATCTGTTGGTATCGGATCAACTGTAATATATGTTGAAAATGCAAGACCTTACTTTGATCCTTATAATGAAGTTGATGATGTTTCTCCCGAAGCAACAGACTTTGATTTCCAAAAGAAAGTTAGATTTATTTCTCAAGAAATAAGATCTGGTGCTGCAGGAACTGCTATTGTTTCTGGATTAGGAACAATTACTTCTGTTGCTATTTCTACTGGTGGTATTGGATACAGCACTGCAGTGGTAAGTTTTGGATCAACTTCTATTGGTGATAATACTACTGGTGTTGTTACAACATCTACTAGAGCATATGGAACTCCTATAATTAGTGCTGCTGGAACTATTACTGGTATTGCAATTACTGCAGTGGGTTCTGGATATACATCATCCAATCCACCATCCGTCCTTATCAGTCCACCTGTATATGATTTTGCTGAAGAAGAAAATACTGTGGGTAGTTATGGAGGAGACTCTGGTGTTATTGTTGGATTTGGAACCACTACCGTTGGTGTTTCAACTGGATATCAATTAGTATTTGATTTACATATACCTGCTTCTTCCGATTTAAGAAATTCTAATATTACTGGCACTGCTGTTACTATTAGTGGAATTAGCACTGGTGATTATTTCATTGTTAATGATTCTAATGTTGGATCTGCATCTACATCAATTCGTGCTTTGGCTGCAGATGGTGCTACTATCGGAATTGGAACTGACTTTGTAAATAATGTTTATGAAGTAAATACATTTGAGATAGTTCAATCTCCAACTGGAATTGCTTCTGATGGAGTGGGAATAGGAACCACTCATATGAATAGAGTATTTGTCAAGATTGGTGATAACTTCACATGGACTGGTCAATGGCCTAGTTTCAGTGGAGTTGGAATCCAAACTGGAAATTACTTTGGATCATATAGTTGGGGTAAGATTATGCTTCCTTCAAGATCTGAAAGTAATGCTTATGATGCTTATACATTAGGTGGTGTGGGAGGAATAACTACTTCTCCTGTTGTAAGAAGATCTAGATCTCTTAAACATAAGGCATATTATACACCCCCAAGTTAATCCTTAATAAATAAAGAAAAAATCTCTGTCCAATGGCTGCAATTATAACTGATCAGATTAGATTGTTGAATGCAAAGAATTTTGTCGCGGGAGTTACATCTACTACCAACGCATATTATTCTTTCATTGGGTTACCAAACCCTACTGATATCCAAACTGATTGGAATACTGATCCCCCTTCTCCTAAAGATAATTTTACTGAGGAGAATGATTATTGGGATAATATGGTTGCACTGAAAAAGGTTAGTGCAGGTGATTGTAGGCAGGTTGTTACTAAAAGAGTATGGTCATCAGGTACTACCTATGACATGTATAGGGGAGATTATAGTAGATCTAATACTGCTCCAGTGTCTGGTGCAACAAATTTATATTCTGCAACTTTCTATGTTATAAATGCTGATTATAGGGTTTATATTTGTCTTCAGAATGGAACTGATCCAGATAACCCTAATGGAAGACCTTCACTAGATGAACCAACTTTTACTGATTTAGAACCTAGATCTGCTGGAAGTAGTGGTGATAATTATATTTGGAAGTATCTTTATACAATTAAACCTGCTGATATTATCAAATTTGATTCTACTGATTTCATGCCTGTTCCTTTGGATTGGGAAACAAATGTGGATGATGCAGCAGTTAGAGATAATGCTGTAGATGGGTCTATTAAAATAGTTACTATCACTAATCGTGGTGAAACTATAGGACCTTCTGGAGGTACTGAATATACAAGAGTTCCTATTAAAGGAGATGGATCTGGAGCAGAATGCACAATTACTACAACTAACGACCAACAGGTTGATACTATAGTAATTTCTAAACAAGGTTCTGGATACACTTATGGTAGTGTAGCTTTAGATGATGGTGGAGTTCCAACAGGAACAACTATTCCCACTTTTGATGTTATTATTCCACCTCAAGGTGGTCATGGTTCAGACATTTATAGAGAATTGGGGGCAATGAATGTTCTCATATATTCTAGAATTGAAAATGACAATGAAAACCCAGATTTTGTTACTGGTAATCAGATAGCAAGAGTTGGATTGGTAGAAAATCCTCAAAAATTTGATTCTACTGCATTATTAACCGCAGATAAAGCAAGTGCAACTAATGCTTTAAGATTGGCTGGTTCTGGTTATAGTTCTGCTACATTTACTGCAGATAGTTACTTCAAACAAACAATTGCTGCTGGATCAACAGCTCAAGGAAGAGTTATTAACTATGATGAAAAAACAGGAGTATTAAAATTTTGGCAGGATAGAACTCTTGCAGGATTTAATACTGTCGGAACTGCACAAACAAACCCGACTTATGGATACAATCTAAATGAATTTACTGGTTCTCCTGGAACTGGTGGTAATTTAGAGATTGTCCCCACAACAGGGTCTACTTTACAAATTGACAATGGATTTACAGGTATATCTACTGTAATAAATAATATCACATATTATCTTGGTCAAACTTTTACAGATGGTATTTCCAATCCAGAAGTTAAGAAACATAGTGGTAACATTATTTTTATTGATAATAGACCAGCTATAACTAGGTCTGTTAACCAAAAAGAAGATATTAAAATAGTATTGCAGTTCTAAGAAATCATGCCACAGCAGACAAATTTAAATGTAGCACCATATTTTGATGATTATGATTCATCAGATGATTTTTATCGTGTCTTATTTAAACCAGGATTTCCTGTTCAGGCAAGAGAGTTAACAACTCTTCAATCTATACTGCAAAATCAAATTGAAAAATTTGGTCAACACTTTTTTAAAGAAGGTGCTAAAGTAATTCCTGGAAATACTGGATATAATCAGATTTATTATGGTGTTCAAATACAAAATAATTATCAAGGTGTCCCTGTATCTGCATATGTTGATCAATTAATTGGCACTAAAATTACAGGACAGAGATCTGGAGTTAGTGCTATTGTTGATAATGTTTTATTACCTGAAGATTCTGAACGTGGTCAACTTACTGTTTATATCAACTATTTAAATTCAAGCACAACTAATAATGCTACTCAAGAATTTTTTGATGGAGAAGAATTAACTTGTAATACTACTATTTCATCTGGATTATTAGGTAATACAACAATTGCTCCAGGTGCTCCTTTTGGTGTTACCTTGAGTAATAGTGCTGCTATAACAGGTTCTTCTTTCCAAATTCAAGAAGGTGTATATTTTGTTCATGGTCAATTTGCAGGAGTACAACAGGAAACTCTGATTCTTGATCAATATGGAACAACACCTAGTTATAGAATTGGATTGTTTGTTAATGAAGAAATAATTAATGCTGATATTGATGAAAGTCTAAATGATAATTCTCAAGGATATAATAATTATGCAGCACCAGGTGCTGATAGACTAAAAATTTCATTAAGTCTTTTTAAAAAATCTTTAGATGATTTTGATGATACTAGTTTTGTAGAACTAGGAACTGCTAATGATGGTATATTAAGAACCACTAAAGGTGCTGGCGGCGGTGGTGGATTGATAATTGCTGGTGGTGGAGGGGCAGGTTCAATAGATTTGACAGATACTCTAGCGAGAAGAACTTATGATGAAAGTGGTAATTATGATATCAAACCATTTGATATAACAATTTTTAATTCTTTAAACGATAATGTTGGAAATAGAGGTATTTTTCAACCTGGACAATTTACACCTCAAGGAGGAACTCCTACTGAAGACTTGGCACTATATAAAATTTCTCCAGGAAAAGCATATGTAAAAGGATATGAAATTGAAACATTAAATCCCACATTTATTGATTGTCCCAAAACAAGAACTACAAAACTAATAGAAAATCAGTCAATAATTTATAATACTGGTCCTACTTACAAATTAAATAGTGTTTATAGAACTCCTACAGTAGGTATTGGTAGCACATATGTTTTAAGTTTGAGAAGTCAAAGACAAGGATCTAATCAAGAAAATGCTGGAGGAAATGAGATTGGATATGCTAGAGTATATGATTTTAGGTTAGAATCGCAAAATTATAGTTCAACTAATTCAAATTTGGATCAATGGGAACTTGCTTTATATGATGTACAAACATTTACCGAATTAAAGGTAAATAATCCAATAACAGTATCAGTTCCTGCTATTATTGAAGGAAAAAGAAGTGGTGCAAAAGCATTTTTGCAGGGATCTGTTACTGCTGGATTGGGGATAACTGTTTATGAAAAAACTGGTAGATTTATTAAAAATGAGCAACTTATAATAAATGGTGTTAACAATGGAAGAGTTGCTGTAGCTATTACTGAGTATTCTGTATCTGATGTAAAGTCAGTATATGGAACTGATGATGGTTTAGTTGGTATTAATACATTTAATGCTAATGTAGTTCCTTCAGTATTATTCCCTGTAGGAGTAGCACTTTC